GTGGGGACTATTAAATTGGGTACAACCATAACAGCAAAATACACAATTTTATGCACCATTTATTAGTACATTTTGCCGACTTAACAACAGTTACATAATATGTTATAATATTAGTACATTCATAAAACCTATTTAGGACATGACAAGATAGATATAACAATGATGTATGTACATATATCTCAAGAGAATGTTCACGCTAATTACAATAGATATATTTAATAGAAATATGATAAAAAAAGAGCAGTTTTTTTAATACTGCTCTTTTTTATCTTTAATGGTTCGCTGATTTAAGGTGGAAGAGTTGCTGATTTAAAGTGGTTTTCTTGTACTGATTTAAAGTATTTTTTCTATAAAATTATTCTAAATATTTTAGTTCCGTTAGAAATGTACGCAATGTTAGAATCAGTCAAAACAATGTCTTCAAATTCGCTTTCTTGAACATTTCCAAGATCATTAGCGATAAACAAATATTTAATTTTATCAATTATGACATCTGTTGTAACAGAAGCATAAACAAGATACGGCATCTTAACCGCGTGAATATATTTTCTTGAATCAATAGGAATCAATAATTTACCGTTAAATTTCAAACCTTGCAATTCTCCGTTAAATTCAAGTTCTTCCGACATTAAGACCCGCGCTGTTCCGTTCGGAATGTCGCTATTTTGTTCGGTGTACGTACCAACAGACGATGAAGGAAAATTAGCAACCATATTGGTTGTGCCTTTTCCGACATATAGCTTATAAAAATATTTTCTTGAATCAGTGTCATAATTTACACCGTCATTGATTTTTACGGCATATATTGTATCCGCTGTCTCTCCGAAACAAGCAACAACGCCTTCGCCGGCTAATGTGGAAATGTTTATTTCTTTTACTACTGATGAACCATATTCTAAATTAGTTCGATTTTCTAATAGTGTACTGATATTAGGAATCAAGTAAATTACCGAATCAATACCGCTTGTGTATGTACCATTAGCAATCAGCAGCGTGTCGGTTTCTTCGTTATAATCTGCACTCGCACAATGTCCCAAATTGTGCTCAATGTAATACAGTCTTGTTGTCAAGTCGGCGATATTATAGATATCAACGGTCGCATGGTTAGTATGTGTGTCATTTGATGCGTTAAACATAAGAATTTTATCACCGATTCGTGCAACACCCTGACCCCAACCATTATTTATTGTATTAATAATTTTCAATCTTTCTATTTTACTGGAATCAATAGGAGGCAACGGGGTGAGGTTTTCGATTTGTTTTTCTATCTCATTTAATCTACCGCCACGAATATTTAGAATATCATAGGCGTCGTCAACGTTTGCCGTTCCGCTTGTGTCGTTTAACTGGATATTAAGAACATAAAAACCGTCTGTAATAGCTACATAGATACCGGATGTAATCCAACCGCTTGTACCATAATTGTTATTTGTGTCACGCCAATTCACACCGAGCTTATAAAGTGAATAGTCCGAAAGGAAGAAACGTGTACCTTTTTTAATCGGAATCTCATACCCCTGCTCCGTGATAACGCCATACGTTCGTGTTGGCTGATAAATCCACCCACTTGTTGACGCGGTAATATTCCCAAGGCGCAATCTTGATTTGTTTAAAACAACACCCGTCACGTCAGTTAATGCGCTCTTTAAATCAGTAATTTCATCCCCCGTTGCTTTAGCATCAGCAGGGACGCCTGACTGAGTTAAAGTGGTATCAGTCACCACAGCAACAGAATTATACACGCCACCGCTTACCCAAGCTGTTCCGTCATAATAATACCAATTTCCGCTTGTATATCCTGTTTCATCTCCGACATACACATAAATCTTATTTGTGTCAGTCATTTCTGCCGCTGTACTTGCCACAAGCGGAGAGCCGATTGCAGATTTAAAAGCATATCTATCATCGAAAATCCCTTGAAGCGTAGGCATCACAGCTTCAACGGCATTTTCAGCCGCTTCGTCTGCCGCCGCTTCTGCTCTATCAGCTTCATCTCCTGCTCTATCTGCCGCATCTACTGCCTGATTTTTTATTCCTTCAAAATATTCAGCAAAAGCATAAATTCCTTCCGCAACGGCGCGTTCTATTTCAACTTCCTTTAGTTTTTTCCAAATCTCAATATCTTCATCAGTATTGCTTTTATAATTTTCCCATTCTGCATCAATCCTCTTTTTGTAATTCGCCCATTCTGTTGACAGTCCTTCTTCCCATTCATTTATCGCTTCTGTAAGATTATCAGAAAATTCCTGAATAAATTTCGTCTGTTCGTCTGTCAAATTAATAACTTCATTCAGTTTTCTGACAGTTTTGGCAAGCACTTCATAATATGACAGACTATCGTCATAAACAACAGGAAGTACTTTATGCACCGACATTCTAAGCGGTTCAATATTAAAAAGCATATCAATTTACCTCACGCCCAAAGACCAAAGAATAGGTCAGACAGTTCTTCAATAATCATCATGTCAATATTCAGGAAAGTTTCTCTAAATTCCTGAATTAATTTAGACGGCGATTTACTGTTTATTCCAATTACGGATTCAATATAATTTTCAAAGTTATTTACATTATTTGTTCTGTTTCTGTTCTTTGCTGTATTTCCGCTATTTTCAATATCTTTATTTCCTTCCGAAGTCGTGTTGGCATTTGTTACAGTCGAGTTTGTATTATCTTTGCTTTCAACTTCATTAATTTTTTCTGTATTGTCGCTTACTGTTGCCTTATTTCCAGTAGCTTTTTTAACATTATTAGCCGATTCTTCGCTTGTTTTTTTGCTGTTGGCATTGCCACTTTCAGCAGAATTAGTTGTAGCTGTTGAAACATCCGAAGCAATTTTATTATTTGCGTTTGTAATATTTGTAGCAGTAGTAAGATATGTTCCGTCAGCTATATTCGCAAGACTTCCCTGTGGCGTATCATTAAATTTATTCCATTCATCACTATTAGTATTCTCTTGACTGTTATTCTGCGCACTTCCAATCTCTTCTTTTGTCCCAGTATTGCTACTGATTTCATTTTCCATTCCTGATTTATTTCCATTTTCTGCTTCAATGTTGTTTACATTTTCATTAACATTATTCGTACCCTTATTTTCTTTATTTCTATTAATATTTTCGTTCCTATTCTCATTTTCCACCCCTGTCTCGCTCTTATTCATTGCTTCAATTTCTTTTCTTTTATCCACTCTTATTTCATCTTCATTTTCATTAACATTTCCTGTTTCATTTCCACTTTTATCGTAATTCTTTTTCAGATTAACCGTATAAAGAGGATTAAAATTAATCAATTCACTATTATACAGCTTATTATAATATGGCATAATCTCATTCATTTTGGTATTCAGCTTCAACTGCCATAATCCTACTGTTTCAAAGCCGATTTCTCTTGTATAATAGTGTTTTAATATTTTTCCTTCAAGTATTGGTCTATAATTCTCGTCAAAAAATGGTATATCTTCATCAAAAATCAGCGGCGCAGACGCTTCAACAATCTCATTAACCTTTTTATATCCCTGACTTTCATCATAGTCTGCTAAATTCTCACAAATATATCTTACTTCCGTAGTATAAAGAGACATATTTTCATCACCTCTTTAATTTGTTCTGAAATCAACAGCCAACGTGTCCACAGTTTCATCCCCTGTCTGTCCTGCAAGCATAAGTTCATCGTCTGCTTCACGATAATCTTCACGGAATTTGACAGAGATATTCAGTCCGAACATTCTATTTATTTCATCTGCCGCCTGACGTCTCGCATTAAGTCGAGCGTAACGATTGGCTATTGTGCCACCCTGTGAACGGATAGATTCATCAGAAACAAGGCGCTCTTTCTTCTGATATGAAGAATTGGATATACCGAGGAATGTAAGCGCTTCGTTGTATTTTGATGTCCTTAACTGCATTAGTTTATCCGCTACATAGGGAGCGCCAGTCTGCAACGCTTTTATTGAATCAGGGTCAAGTCCTTTATCCGCAAATATGAAAGGCATATTTCCTTCATACTGCATATAAAGATTCTTGAGAGTAAGGCGCTGATTTTCGGTACATCTCAGAAGTACAGGCGTTTTCTGCGCTTTTACATTGACCATTATAGTACGGTCAATTTCATATAGTTCTTGAGCAAGCTCTTGCAGTTTATAAATAATAGGCGTTCGGAGCATATTGTTATAAATCAGGACGCTATTTGTTTCATTAAGCGGCTGATTATAACCGTTGCTTGCGTATGCTGTTCTTTCTGTGGGAATATTATAAACATTCCAGTTACCACCTACCATTGTACGGAGAGCAAGATAGCCGATAACTTCATCTTTAAAGAATACAGCCATTCCGTCAGTCAGCAAAGCAAGTTCAAGAAATCTTGCGTCAACAGTTTCAGGAAGATTTTCCCATTCAAACATACATAAAGCAAGTTCAAGGAAATTATCATAATATCTTCGGTAATCTGAGAAATTGCGTTTTGCGCTTTCCCAAAATTCCGTATTTGATTTATTACGGTTAGGATTTCGCATATTTTATCACCTTCTTTTATACTGGGAAATCAGGCGTTCTTGTTATGTTTGCTGTATCAAATGTTCCTATTCTTCCTTTATCCCACCAGAACCTTATACCCTTATCGAAGATTTTGCATATTTCTTTAATGTCATCTGCTGGCAGAGAACCAGTAATATCGCAACCAACTGTTTTCGTGTACCACCATTTTTGACGGTGGTGCATATATGGCTTTTTAATTTCATGTGAAGCGTACCCATACATCTGAAAATATTGGTCAATTTTTTTAGCAAAATCGCCTCTAATTGATAACTGTTTAGCTGTATATTTATATCTTTCAATTCCTGCTGTAAGATATTCACTCATTATTTGACCTTTTGCCTGTGAAGGCATAGCCTGAGCATCAGTTACTTTTGCGGCTAATCCCATTACATTTGCTCCTATTCCTACTGCTCCGCTTGCCGCTGATAAAGACGCTAAAGTTGGTGTCATCCACGGCATACTTACTGACATAGCCGTTCCCAATATTCCCGTTAAAGTTGAAGCAACTAATCCAGTCACCAAAGAAGCCTTATTTTGTGCAAGCCACGCCTTATATGTGTCTGACACCCACGGACATTGTGGGAAATTGTCTATGATTAAACCTTCATCATAATTGGTATGGTCTGTAATGATTTGTGAATTTGTTCTTATTTCGCTTACCTTATTATAAAAAGAGGGGTATAGCATAGCCGTGACAGGGGGCATTATAGTTCCTTTAATATCAAATCGTCCTAATTTAGCTATTAAAGTATCTAAATCTGTCCAAGTTTCACCAACAGCCCAACCTTCCCATTTAAATTCAGCAGATTTTCCATTATTATTTGATACAGATAAAAATGTATATGGATAATTAAAAAGTTTATTATTATAGGGTCTATATCCGTCAATGCTTGTCATATTTGCATCAACATTCCAACCGCCATCAAAAACAGGGGGAAAACTTGCTGTTGATTGCGTTGCGTCAGGGTCAAATGTCCCAAATTTAGCAGGATACATATAAAGTGCAATTATGTCATCATAGAGAGGCGCAGAAGTCCCTGCATACCTCATTAATTTCAATGTCATATCATCTGCCCTTAATGCGTAAATATACACAGGAACATATACACCGTTTAACATTCTGTCACCTTCTGTGCTATCTGGCGTATGCCCTGATGTATCTTTTCCCGCTATCATGCAAACATTTAAAGGAGCGTAATTGCCTTGCTGATCTGTATAAAAATTATATTCTCTTGCAGTATTATTCAACACATATGTATCGCCGTATTCAAGATTTTCTGGCACTAAATTATGAAAATGGGTGTCATCTGCTGTGTGTTCTCTTTCGATGAAACATTCTTCAAAATCATAATCGACATATGGTAACCATGTTTGCATAACATCAATTTGAAAGGTTATTTCAACAGTTTCATTATTTATATATTCTACTTTCAAAATAAAAGCATAAAACCATTTATATTCAAAATTGGTGTTACGGTAACGCATATAACAGCAATCATAAACAGAAGCATAAGGAGCTTGTAGTTTTATAACACCCCGCTCTTTGCGTACATAAGAATTTTCCGTAAATGTGGCAACTGCTCTTTCTCCAAAGAAATTATTCTGTCCTGTTTCTTGATAATCGTCTTCTCTCTTATGGAAATAATATGTATTTTCGTAATCAGGGTTAAGCGGAAGATTTTTGAATAACTGTATTGTTGAATTAGGTGCGATATAAGCCATTTTATCAACTCCTATGTAATAATGGGAGTATAAAATATTTGCATAAATCATACTCCCATTATCTTATTTATCAGCGTTTAGATTTAAGCGACAGTTACCGTAGCAGTATCAGACACGGTAGAATCGTAAACAGACGTTGCGGTTACAGTAATTTCCGTAGCACTTTCAACATCAGCACCAACGGTCAGAATACCCGCGCCGTTAATGCTGACGCCTTCAGCCACTTCACCGTCAACAGTAGCCGTCCAATTGACAGACTGCGGAGCGAAATTAGTGGTAGTTACAACAGCAGAGAAAGTAAGGCTCTGTCCTGCCGTAATCGTAGCAGTTTCAGGCGAAACGGCAATAGCACTTACAGCAGGCGTTCCCTGAACAAGTACAGCGCTATTAGCGAAAGGAGAAATCGAGAAGGTTTTCCATGTATGATACCAATAGTTCCAGTAAAGTCCTTCACCGTTATACTGTTCCGTAAACTTATACATATTGTCGACAATCATGAACCATTTCTTGTCAACAAGAACAGCGGGAACGCCATCAAGCGCCGTAAGCTGTTCGGCTGAAATCTGTGTATAAGTCGGGTCATCTTTGAAGAGTTCATTCAGTCTTGCAGTATCAAGAGAGCCAAACGAATCTACAAGCACTCTGTGTCCCATAAATTCAGCTTTTTCCATATGGAAAGCGGCGGCAAGAACCGACACATCCATCACAGCATCAAAGTTGGAATTTATAATCAGATACTGGTCATTTTTAGCAACATGAGTATGAACACCCGCTATGTTATATTCAGTCGACATAAATTCCCAACGATTGGACACATCTTTAATCTGCGTAACAATCGTAGTGGCATTGGCGGCGGTAGGCTGTGGAATACTGACAGGGTAAAGTCTGCCGTTGAGAATCATCTTAGCAAGCAGATACTTCATCGTCAGAAATTCGTCATAAGCAGCTCCCGCATACATAGCATCAACAATCTTTGCAATAAGGTCGGTGATACCTTCCAAAGACAGGAACGCCTGACGGAGCTGTTCATTCTGAATAGTTTCCTTGTAGAATTTCTGATAATTCATTACATGGAAAGCGGAACGAACATCAGGAATTTCGCGCTTGAAAATCTCACTTTCAGCGACAGCAGGGTCAAACTGGAAAGGCTTTGCAAGTTCAACGAAAATTTCCTCAATCGTCTCACCAAATTCCATCGTTCCACGCTTGAAAACAGCAAGAGGATTGCTGTACATTTTGGATGTAATCAGCACAAGACCAATGCGATTTACAAGAGCGTTCAGAAATTCATTCTGAAGAGCGGGATAATCCATGATTATCGTGCCTATTTCTCTGATACTTTCAGCGTCAGGAGTAGCATACGGAACATAATCACGGTAATTGTTAGTTGCGTTATTCCTTATAGCGTTGAGAATATCAACAGAGGAATTAGTAAGCGTGACAATCTTCGGTTTAGTAGCCATGATAATTTAATCTCCTTTATTATTTAAAAAGGTCTTTAATGGTAATGGATGAAGTCTTATCTTCATCACAATCGTCATCGTCATTTTTAGGCGGGTTTATAGGTCCACCAGAGAAAAATCTATGCTGATAGCGTTTCATCCATGAAGCGTCGTTTTCCTCATACTTTTTCTTCCAGTCAATTCCATCACCTTTGGTGCGTGTTTCAAGGTCGTTATAGGTATCAACAATATCTTCGACAAAGTTGATAGATTCCTCAGATGTATCTGCACCAAATTTATCATGAAGTCTTGACAGAAGTTCTTCTTTTTTCAAAACAGCCATTGATTAATCATCTCCAATATTAAAATGGGTAAATATATATCCAAAAAGGCGATTTCCTTCTTGTGGGCGTTGGTGGTGTAGGTGGAGTAGGCGGGGTAGGCGGCTCGGGTGGTATATCTTGCAAAACGCCATACCAATATCGAGCGGCTTCTTGTCTTTGCTGTTCAAAATGTTCGCCGTCCATATTAGGACGTTCAAAATTAAGCATCCATGCCAAAGCAAGATACTCAGGCGTATTGGTACTTGCTTTATATTCTGCAAAAGTGAGAGGGTAATAAGGATAATTAGGATTTATAAAATATTCACCCGATGATTCATCCACCCATTTAACTTGTGCATCTCCGTCTTCTGGCGAGCCGCTATGTCCAAGATAATTAGGGTTATAAGTCACAAATCTGCTTTCAGTGGTGGGATTGATGTATTTATTTGCAGGAGTAAATTGGAACAATCCATAGCCGTGATATCTGCTATCCATGTCCATCGGTCCTACAATGACATCACCTTCCCATCTCCACGGATTATAAGCGCCTTCCCATTCGATATTTCCAAGCATACCTGATACAGCATTAACTGTCCAACCTCTTGCCGCTAAAATTCTGTATATCATAACAGCGTTATTCAGCGCTTCGGTAGATTGCCTTAAATAACCTTGTCTTTCTTGTGCGTACCAATGATATGAAGGTGAATATCTGTAACCGTATGTCCAGTAGTTTTGTGTACTTACATATGCGATACTCACTTGTTCCGCTAATGGGTATGAATCACTATGCGCGCCCATCGTATAGTAATTCACAGGGTCATATACGATTTCCGTATGTCCCTCTCTCCACATTATGTCACCTTGTTGCCAAGCATTAGCAGAAGGCGAATATCTAACAAAACCGAGATAAGTTAAAATCGTGTCCATTTGCGAAGTGGTCATAGCATTTCCGTAATAGCCGCCATAAGTAGCGTTATACGCTTCTGTCATGTCGAAGCCACCCGCTAACATAGCATACCATACAAATGACGAGCAATCATAGTAAGTTATGCCGTCAACGATTTCCTGATTTCGGTATGCTTGTGAATACCCTATATTCGGAGCATTACAAGTAGAAATCGACCAATCAACATATTGAGATACAGAGGGCATTTTTTAAGTACTTTCCACATAAGATTTCTGTCGCTGAATTATGATAGAAACAAGCGGAAGAGGGGGATTAGAGGGGTCAGCAGGGGTTATCTGATTGTCAAGAATATCCTCAACAATCTGTTTTACCATGCGCATATCAGTAACCTGATAGAATTTATCATCCGTACCCTTAGTGGTGTACGCATCATCAACAAGAGGTATGGGATTTGATTCTGCCGTATAAATAATATTATATTTTGTGATTGTAGCCATAATAAAATCTCCTTTATGGTGTAGTCGGAACATCACTAAATTGCGCACATTTTACTACTGAAAGAGAAGTAATATATAGTGTGCTCGGGTCAAGAGCTTCACTTGCTATCATTTGATCTAAAAAAGCATCTAAATAAGTTTTTAGAGCAGAAGCAGAATACAAGGGTATTGATTCTGCGTTCATTCGCTGAATCTGGTTATTAACTGTTGCTTCTATCGGCAAAAGAACATTAGTATTGACACGATAATATTCCCTCTTTTGTATCGCCAAAATAATCACCTCATTTCTTCCTTAATTATAGGCGAATATCCATATTCAATCAGCTTATCTCTCAATGCTAAAGCATATTTCTGTTTTGAAAATACTCCGCATTGAACAAGATATATTTTTTCGTCAATCACATAAGCGTCAAAGCCGTCTTTCTTTAGAGCATTAACCATCTTTGAAGCGTTCCTGTCTGATGTGAAAGCGCCGCATTGAACATGGTATAAAATGTTTCCAGTCTTTTTGAGATTCTTGTTTACTTTATTTGCCAAATCTTCAAGCCTGTTATATAGCCAATTTCCGGGACATGATTTATTGGCGAACCATCTATGTACTGTTATGATTGCTTCACCTTCTTTTGGTGCGTAATTAAGTGCCTTGATTTTGTTCGGAATCCATATCAGCTTGTGAATGTTATTTCTTACGCAAATGTCCGTGCAAAGCTCGATAAGTTTTTTATAGACGTTATCATTCATTGTGTACGGCTCTTTTGTATCAGAAGCGCACTCAATCGTGATTGCTCTCTGGTCATTGTCGGATGAGGAAGAGCACCAAGAACGGTTAGCTTCATCAACACATAAGGCTATATCTCCGTCTGTTCCGATGATGTAATTTGCGCTTGCCATGCGAAGCGGATTCTGAAATGATAAAGCGATATTTTCCGCTGATAGCTGACCAACTACACAATGTGGCGTTATTCTTGTTATTTTTCTTGTTCTTTTGCCTGAATGATTAGGAGATTTGATAGTGTAGTTTACAAGTGCGCTGTTACTCATTGTCATCTTCCTTTTCATCATTCATGTTCTTTATTTTTTCGAGATAAGGCTTGAAGAATTTAGCCAGTTTCGGATTCATTTCACAAAGGTTTTCAATGATAGAAGCTATTTCGATTAGGCAGATATAGACGGTAACAGATTCAACGAGCGGAAGATTAACGCCTATGTTGACATAGGATGTTCCGTATTCGAGCAAGCCAGAACCGATAACTACCAATAGCTCTGATATTTTGTGAAACAATCCTTCCCTAAGAATAGTGCTGTTGATTTTACCCTTGTATATTGCTTTGAGAAGACCAGTTAGAATGTCAAAAGCAATAAAGCAAAGTGAGACAATATAATATGTCATAATGAATAATCGTCCTTTCAGTTTATTCATTATTTATATTATATCATAGTCTTGACTTTTTGTCAATAGTATGATATAATATAAATAATGAACAAAAGGATAAGGAAATGGCATAATATGGGAAAATACTATGATGGAACAAAACTGTTGTCAATTAAAGATATAAACGGTAAACAGCCTACTCTTTTTATGACAACATCAAACAGAAGCGCAGGAAAGACTACATATTTTAATAGACTTTTAGTCAATCGTTTTTTAGATAAGCATGAAAAATTCTGTTTGATTTATCGTTATAATTATGAAGTAAAAGACGCCGCTGAAAAGTTCTTCAAGGATATACAAATATTGTTCTTTCCTAACAAAGAAATTCACGGCGAAACAAGAGCAAACGGAATTTATAGCGAGCTGTTTATGAGCGATATAAATGATGATACAAAAGGTACATCATGCGGTTATGCTCTCGCATTAAATAACGCTGACCAGATTAAAAAATATTCCCATTTCTTTAGTGATGTAGATAGAATAATGTTTGATGAATTTCAAAGCGAAACCAATCATTATTGTGCTGATGAAACTAAAAAATTTTTATCAGTCTATCAATCAATATCAAGAGGACGAGGAAAGCAGTACAGATATGTTCCTGTTTATATGGTCGCAAATCCTGTTACTTTGCTTAATCCTTATTATACTGAATTGGGAATATCCGAAAGGCTAAATGCTGATACTAAATTCCTGCGCGGCGATGGATTTGTTGTAGAGCAAGGGTTTAATGAAGCGGCAGAAAAAGCTCAGGAAGAAAACGGAGTATTCAGGGCATTTGCTAAAAATGATTATGCCGCTTATTCAGCACAAGGCGTGTATTTAAATGACAGTCAGACATTCATTGAAAATCCACAAGGTAAAAGTCGCTATATCGTTACATTAAGATATAAAAAAGCAGAATACGCTATCAGGGAATTTCCTGAATTAGGTATTCTGTATTGCGATAATAAGCCAGATATGACATTCAAGGGAAAACTGGCTGTTACTACGGAAGATATGGATATAAATTATGTTATGCTGAAACGCTCACAAATATTTATTGACAATATGAGATATTTCTTTGACAAGGGGTGTTTCAGATTCAAGGATTTGAAATGCAAAGAAGTTATAATGAAAACTCTTGCATACTATTATTAATTCGGTATCTACACATTAGTTCAAATCTGATACGCAACGGATAGCACAGATGAAAGATTCTGCCGTTGACGAAATTCGGTACTGCTAACCGCTTTTTTGACTGATGTGTTTAAGATATATAAAAACACGGAAGATAAGCAATTATCTTCCGTGTTTATTTTTTATGTTGTAGCAATTATAACTATTATTAAAATAAGGGGTAGCGTGTATATTAAAAAAACGTATAGTAAAACTTCAATCAATTCATATTTATAACGTAGTATTGCATCATGTTTCCATTCATAAATGTGATAGGCATAAGCAATTACGTTCAATATAATAGAAGAAATAAATAGAATATATTTCATTTATTAATCCTTGCATTTTATATATGTTATTTTAGGTAATCTGTTATACAATTCACGCTTATAATTCAATTAAAAAATCGTTTTTATCAAGGGTTCTTTTCTTTTCTCCAGTAAAAGGATTATAATAACACCCACGATACTCATTCTTATAGGCTACAAAAAAATGGGATTTAACTCGTTCATAATTGGCAGAATTTCTTTTTATCACCCGCACAAAAGGTGTGAATTTTCCTTTTTTAGATACTACTCTTACAAATAAAAATCTTTTTGATTGCGTTAATAGCCAATCTCCGAACATGATTATAATCATTTCCAATCCCTTTCGTCAAATAAAAAATATTAATATAAGCGTCTACATTAAGTTCAACATTTTCATAATGTGAACGTCTGATTAAAGCACGAGCATATTCACTCATAGCTCTTTCTTGTTCATGTAATAGTTCTAAAGGACAATTTAATTTAAAAGGTAGTTTACCCCTTGCTCCCTTTAAAATAATGGCGTGTAAGTTACTAAGTCTAAGAAGTAGCTCTTCATATTCTTTCACATAGCGTTCTTTGTAATCTTCCATTATACATACCTCATAACATATGGCGTGTCAACAAGTACTACGCCGCCTTCAATTCTGACAGGTCGTAATTTTCCATAAAGGGATAAACCGATTTTAAAATCTTTCATAGTGTAATGCTTGTTTATAATTTCCATTTCCTCTTCATTAAATTCCTCACCTTCTTTTGGCTTGTATCTTTCCATTGATTTAATAAATAAATCCTTGCACTTATCAGGCATACCCGCACACTTCACATTATAGTAAGGTTTTCTCGGCTTGCCCTCTTCATCTAATAGTTCTTCAATAGGAATTTCATTTTCATGCGTGATATGCTCAATATATGTTTTCTGTCTTACAAATATAGCTTTGTCCCAACAGCTTTCAAGTTTCCAACAGCAGAAATTAACAGGGTCAACCTTTATTCCTTTTATTTCAGACGGCAATAAATCACAATGAATTGAATCCGTATCAGCATATATGAATCCTCTTTTATTTACGCCGTGATAATTAGCTTGTGCCGCTCGGATTGTAAAGTTTCTGGCATATGATGTAATAGCACTACCAACAGGGATATATACAGGCTTCTTTTTATTTTCAAATATAATTGAAAAACCTAACGATTTATCCTCACGAACATAAGCTACTTTAAAACTGCTGTCTGTATTACTTGCCATTTTTCCATAAAGATTATTTAGAAACAGCTTTGCGATTTCTCTGATTGCTCCTTTGTTTTCTATCTTAATCTTTTTGTACTTATTTATATATTCATCAAATATTCCTTTAATGGCATAAAACCAACATCCATCCAATATTTCACATTGTTCAAGCTGATAATGTTCTTTAAATAAATAATAATCTGTCATGGTTAATGTAAGAATTACAAAAGTGTCTTTCTTCTCTTGCGTATATTTGTCGATATATGATTCGTAATATTTTTGCGTAGCTTTGTCATAATACATGGATGTTGTAAGACATTCAGTAGAGCGATATATAGGACTGTCCTTTATTTGTATAAAAGGAAGATACCCTTCTTTTAAATAAAATTTTGTTCTCAATCTCAAGAAAAAATAACGATTCTTTTTTAAAGCCTGTTCTGGTATATAATTTCCCTTCCAAAAATTAGGTTCACCAACAGGATAATAATTACCGCTTTCGCTGTGCATCATTGAAGGATATAAGGAATTTACATCCGCTGTTGTTCCTGATTTCTTAATTTGATTTTCTTTTCCCTTAACTAAATAGCACCACCCGCCTTTATAGCTTTTCCTAACATATTCGCCTGCATTTTTAAAACCATATAATTCTTCGTCAATTTTTGTTTCATAAATATCAGGAAAAAATAATTTAAATTCAGGCGAACAATCCTTATTTGATTTATCAAAGAAGAAACTTATATCTTTTAAGTTACCACAACTATCAAAATCGTCCATATCGTACTCAAGATTTGCAGACGAAAAAGTATTCTTAAATTCCGCTAAACAACAACTTCCTATTGTCAGTTTATCGTGCCCCTCATTAAACATTATTTCAAGTGCTTCCTTGACAACATAAACATCATTTTTAATATATCGTTCTTCCTCTGGCGTTATGTTACATCCTGCATAACGTAAGCCTTTATATTCAATACTGCTTTTCTTGTGTTTTGTTTTAAAATCTTTACCTATCTTCTTAACGCTGAATGGTAATAGTTTTAAACTGTCTCTTATTTCAATAGTATGATTATTTACTTTAATCACTATTGAATACCATTGTCCCATCTCTGAAATGCTATATTGAAAAGTATTATTCTGCATTTCTTTTTTCTCTTTCCACTCAATGTCATTTTCTGGATTAAGCACATCATTTTCGATATAATCATGGATTTTTGCCGTTTGTGTATCAATGGTTAATAAACTTTGTGGCATTTTAAGTTCATTTATCAGATAAGACAGCCAAAAATTTCCATCAAATTTCAAATTATGATAATAAATAATTATATTTGTTTTGAGAGATTTTAAATAATCGTATGTTTCACCTATCGAATGTAAGACTAAAGCATCCTCTGTGTATAATTCACATACGGCACTCGCCCACACTTCCGTTTTTTCCTGATTATCATATACTGTCGTTTCAAAATCTCCTACAAAAAAATCTCACCTTCTTTTTCATTATTCCTCACTCCCGATATCTAAGCCGTAATCATTAATTTCGCCGCTATCAAACATTCGAATATTGTTTTGCATTATCAGGTGTAAAGCATTGTCAATGGCGAACAAAAAACCTTCGCCTGTGCTTGCGGCATATACGTTATCTATTGAGAGATTGATTCTTTCCATATTATCAATTAAATAATCATGATAATCACTTGTTGTTGGCGTATCATTCAAACTATCAAATTTTATTTCCAAATTTTCATGTAATTCTTCAACATGAGATAAAACATCAACATTAATTCGCCGTCTTTCAAATTCTTTTGCTTTACCTTCCCAGTCATACGCCTGAATATCAGAATGTAAATCGTTAATTAATTGTCTTGTCTTCGCTTTTAAATCTTCAAAAATATCAACAGTTGGTACTTCTTCATTCTGCGCTTTGACTTCTTTCTCGTATTGCCTTGAACGCTTTCCATGAACGGTTTTGCCCTTTGCAGAAAAAGATACTTTTTTATAAACTTCATCACCTTTAAACTTTTTAATCTTATTTAATATTCTTTTATCATGCCTTGTCATCTCTTTAGGTGGAACAAAATCTGCATCAAGAGTATAACCTCTTTTTTTCAATGCTCTTCCCCTGTCCATTATCCTCTTTCTCTCTTTTTTCCATGCTTCATCTAATTGGTCATTAATAGCCTTACGTTCAGCTTTTGTCATTTTTGGCATGAAATTACTCCTTTCTTATTTAAAAAAGAAAACTACGGAATGTCCGTAGTTTTCTTTAAAAAATTGATAGATTAAATCACGGAACAAGTAAGGAAATATTTACCTTTATAATTCTTACTTTCCTTCTTATAAACTTCTATCTGATATTCTTCGATATCGCCATCTGCTATGGAATCGTGCATGACATCCCAAATATCATAGAAGCTGTTCCAAAAACTGGTAGAGCCTGTCACAAATTTTTCGCCGCTTTTGTCTACTATAACATAGACTTCATAATCCTTGTTCTCAGACGATTCATTATGAACAGTAAGAACGGCGTAATCAACAGGCGTGATAACCACAGTAGAACCTATTTCAACAACATCATCGAGCTTAGAAGCGTTGGATGTATCGCTGAACATGAGCTTTTCTCTGGCAGTAAGCTCTTTAGAAGATTCTGCTACTTTTACGGAATAATTGTTTCTCATTTTTCTTCTCCTTTAAATGTTGTCTTCGGTTTAAAGATTCGTGTTGCGGGGCGGGAGTTTTTCTGCTGACTGAATAAAGCTGTCTTCGTCCATTCCAAGTAACTGTTCGTAAACATCACCAATCGTAATTGTGACAGCCTTAACAGTAGGCGTCTCAACTTGCTTCTTTATGGCGGCTTCAAGCTTTTCCCGCTTATCAAAGTTGCCATAAATAGTGGTAGTTATTGTTTTGGTTTCCTTCGTCTCAATGTCGAGACAAAGAACAGAACAATCTGTTGCCTTGAACGAACGTGTGACCATTGGTTTCCTTGCCATTTTTGCTTCTCCTTTTAGGATTAATATTCGTGTGGGAATTGTTGGAATTGCACCAACAACGCTTTGATTCCCATATAAGCCGCCACAGAAAGGAGAAGGTAGCGGCTTATCAAGCAAAACCAAGAACCGAGAGGAGGAAAGAAGTCCGTCATCAAGTGTGTTCCACTTGACTGTACATATTATACCACAAAACGCACCATTTGTCAATAGCGTGATAATGAACATTTGATGAACAAAGAACAAAGGTGATGAGTTTCAATGGTACATTGGTGTACCTTTAATCAGCAAAATCATAAAGGAGCGGAGCATAATCCTGTGACAATATTTCTTCCCATTGTTTTTCGTTATAGTTTAACCATACGTGAGCTTCATAATCACGAAGAGGATAAGGGAATTTAAAAGCGTAAATCTGAGCAAAAATATTATGCCCTGACAATATCCGATGAATAAACTGATCACGATATTCTAATATTTCATCATCACATGGAAGGAATTGAATTAATTCCTGAATTATATCATCATAATAAAGGTAAATTTTTTCTTTATCACGGAGAATAAATCCTTCCTCAACACGAACAAATTGTATATCTCTCTTTCCTGCTTTGCGAATGTTCCTGATACTCATTATTTTCTTTGTATTTATCCAAGATAAGATATCGGTTTTTGTCATGGAAAATTCTCCTTTCATATTGAATAAAACGTGCCGTGATAATCTTCTTTTGGCGATAAGCGAAGAAAAGAGTTTTTAATAGTTCTCAAATTTGTCTTTTCGCCATTCTTTGTGTAATGTCCTTTGCTGTAAACGTGATTGCATGATTCATGATAATTAAATTCAGCCGTGTAGATATCGCCATTTTCACACCAACAAACTAATGACATACTCCATCTTTCTTCCGCTTCTCTTCTCTGTGAAGCTGTTGGCGAAGAATGCCAAAAATATGTTTTTCTACAATGGTCGGCATTTTCAATAATTCGAGAAATGTGTTCGTAAATTTCGGGCGGACACGGAACATTGTAAGCTTTGGGTTTTAACATGATTTTTTCCTCCTGTTGGAACGGTTTAAATTATACGTTTTTGCTGAATTTATCAGCTTAAAAGGAACGGAATGTTTTTTCTGTTCCTTTTAAGCGGATAAATAATCCGCTTAATGCTAAAATTTACATAGGCATATGCCTGTCGCTATACCGACAGCAACACCGAAGAAAAATGTACCAATAATCATTCCCATTTAAGTTACCTCTCATTTACGGCTATGGCTACATTATTTAATACAACTATTGTTGACGGTTTTCTGACGAATTTAATATCGCCAAAATTGTCAAGCGTGGAAAGCTGTTTTATCTCAGTCATTTCTTCAAAATCAAAGGTAATTTTGCCGCCTGATGAGATAAACCAATATTCCACAAAAGCTAAAGTTTTATTTTTCATAGCATCTGATTAAATTGGATACAAAGTATCCTTATTCATGTTCGAGATAGTAGCATGGCTCATCCTGAGATTTCAATATTTCTATTTCACGCTCAAGATATTCTATTTGCCTTTGCTTACAATATATAACACAAGCCGTATAATTTCCTATGAAAGCTATACCATAATCTATTTTATTACCTTCAATAAAATGAACATAGTAAATAGATTTAACGGTTGGATGTTCTTCAATTAAAAATGTCCCATCTGAAACCTTAAAAGACAACATTTTATCACCTCATTTCTGTATCAAAATAACCCAAATATTCAGCGGCTTCAATCAACTTCTCAACTAAAGAAATTTTTGCGTCATATCTTTTCTGAATAATCGCCTGTAATTCTGGCGAACAATCGCAAGGCATTTCGCGACTGGTTCTCTCATAATGAGCAATGAGATTTTCAAGGTCTCGAATAACATCTAATCTGGTTTCCATGTTTTGGATTTTTTTGGCCATTTCGTCTGATTTTTTCATGATAGATTTTTTCCTCTCTGCACAAAGTGCGGTTTATGAATTATAAATAACAATTTTCAATCTTAACAGGCAAAATAATAATTTTACCCTTTTTATTATAGTTACAAATTATAGTATAGCAATTATAATAATCACCAATTTCTATTGAATCTGCTTTTGCTACAAATCTTAAAAAAGCCTGCTGAATAAATGTTGGATAAATATAATCGTTTACTTTTAAATTCAGCTTTAAAATTGTATCGCTTTTTCTTTTCTTTTCTGCATAAATTTCATAAGAGTAAGTAGCTTTGCCATAAACAGAAGGAACAAACACACTTTCTGCTTTTACTCTCATACTCCGTAAAGTTGTCCACCTTGTCCCTTGCATATCCTCAAAATTGTCGGGAAATTCGATTTCATTTGTTTGAAGAGCACAATACCCATGCGCAAAAATGAAAATGTTATCATTCTCACAAGGAATACGTTTAATTTTGTTTTGATTATCGTACAAGTTGTGTACATACAAAACACGCTTTGCTAATTCGTAATTTGTCATTTTTGATTTCCTCTCTGTTTTTGTTGTTCTGGCTGTTAATTCAGCTTCGGAAAGGTTCGATTTTTCGAGCCTTTCCGAAGCGGGATTAAACCCGCTTAAATTGTTTAATTAAGCAATAATCTTATCTATAATTTTCTGTGCCGCACTCTGAATATTTCCAAACAAGTGTTTCAAATCCTTAGTGTCATTTCTATTCGACCATGCGGCGATATAATCAAAACTATATGACGATGTATCAATGCCGATTTTGTTACAGACGATGAACGCCGTAGATTCTGCTTCTATCTCTCTATCTTCCCTTTTATTCTGATTCCTTTCATCATTTTCCCAGAGAAGCGAATGAGCAACTTCATGAATCAATGTCTTCACCCGCTGACGATCATCAAGACCATCACGAATCTGAATCATTTTTTCATCATTTCGACATACTCCATAGGCCCTGCCGTCATAATCATAACTCACGGCATAATCTGTTGCTGATTCAATCTTCTTTAGAAGCTCTGATACATTATCAACATCACCATGAAGTTCGTCGCAAATACTCGGCACGTCTTCGCCTGATGTCTGACTGATATCAAACACGCTCACAGTCTTAAAATATCGATAATCAATCTCTCGATATTCCTCAGATTCATCCTCAATGATTTTTTTGCCGAGACACGGCGCAAGTATTTTAATCCCACGCTCACCCCTATTGACATGACGATTCATTTTCTCCCATGCCTTATACCCTGCAATATATCTTGCGTCAGGCTTCTGCATGAAAATCAACATAACGTTGCCAAAACTGTAATGATAAAATTGAGACGTAAATTTAAGGTACTCGGACCACCTTTCTGACGTGAGTACATCCTTCACGCCCTGCTCGATTTTGTCAATCATTTCTTGCCTGCTGATGTTGTTCTCCATTTTTTCTTCTCCTTTTTTCCTGTTGGCTGTAACTGCTAATTCAGCTTGCAAGATATCCGTTTTGTTCGGGTATCTTGCAAGCGGGATTAAACCCGCTGAGATTTAAAGCTTTGCAGATATGTAGTCAATTGCTTTCTCCATAATGGATACGCAATCCGCATAATGTTCATTCTGCACTATCTGCCATTCTGCCAAGTCTTCGCCATCCGCACGCCATTCAAGATAATCATGGATTCTTGATTCAAGATATTCTATGATTTCGATTTTACATTCAGTATGCTTCATGGAATCCCTTAACTCTGCCGACTTTGTCATGATGTTCCTTTCTTGACCTGTGGTCAACTCTGTAATGGTTTAATCCTCTGTGCCCCTTCTATTTTTTGTTGACTGTGCCATAATCTTCCCGTTGTAATAAATTGTGGCTTCATACTCGACTCGAAGAAGGTGATTAAAATAGATTCTCGCCATTCTAAAAGACGATGTAACATACCTTACTTCATCATTTAAACCTGATATAAAATACATGGTATTCTCTCCTTTCTTTGAGCGGGGATTATTCGTCCCCGCTCTTTCCTTGCCTTTCGATTATGCTTCTTCGACTTTCTCATCATCGGAAATGACGTGAGCATATTTCAAAAAATCCTCAAGGGATATTGCATACTTCTTTTCGATCGTCTTTCCTGACGGTTTGACGTAGGCGGGCATGAAATCAGAAGCGATAAGTTCGGATTTAATTTTGCCTACATCCTTTAAGTTCGCTTCATCGAAATCACCGTCAAAAAGATAGGGCTTAGTCTCGACGGTCTGCTTCTCGGGGTTGATACCATAAACGTTGACGATAGTAGCCTTAATGGTGCGAGTAATGTACTTCATGATGTTCTCCTTGCCTTAATAGACGGTTTTGGTTGTTGTTGGCTGTTAATTCAGCTTGCAAGATATCCGCTTTTTTGCGGGTATCTTGCAAGCGGGATTAAACCCGCTTGACTGTCAGTTGTCAAAAAGCCTACGATAAGCAGTAACTTTGTGACGTACTATTTTGTTACCTAAGGAGCAGTGATAAACAAGATACGCTTCGCCATCTGTCATAGCGAAATAACGAAAATAAAGAATTGCTTTTTCACGATCAAAAGTAGAATACACTTCTATCATTTCAGAATCTAAAACCGAAAACCGTTCCATCTTAATAACTCCTACTGTGTAATGGTTTTTGTTGGCTGTTAATTCAGCTTGCAAGATATCCGCTTTTTTGCGGGTATCTTGCAAGCGGGATTAAACCCGCTTGCGTTTTACACCCTTATAATATCGTAGGCGTAAGTGTTACCTCTCCATGCCTTATCGGCTTCTACCCACTTTTTGGCATCCTCAAAAGATTCCGCCATGAGTACTTGCACTAAAATCGGATCCGCTTCAAAGCGTAGACTATAAACACGGATTTTGTAAAGGTACTTCATGTAAGGGTACTTCATAATGTTCCTTCCTTTCGGTTCTGTTGTTTCCTCTTGACTGTATATATTATACCACAAAAACCGCAATTTGTCAAGGGGTTTTTTAAAAAAAGTTGAGATTTTTTTCAGTGCCAGATTGTACCCTAATTATCTAAAACCTTGTACTATCAAATGTGATATCATTGTACCAAATTAATCTCATGGATGTACCACTTGGGGGTATTATGGTTGTACCCAATTTAATAGTCCCCAC